CCTTGATGTACTCTGGGTTCAGCGGCGCCACTACCATATGCATCCGAAATGTCGGAACCGGTGCGTACACGCCCCCGACAAACAGCAAGGTTTATATATCTTATATTTAGGGGCTTGCGATATTGAAAAATAAGGAAGGTAAAAGAAAATGGGAAAAGTATATTATGCAGTATCAGCAGGGGCGCCTTTATAAGTGAAAAAGTAATTTCAACGGAGGAATATGGATCAATGGACAGAGAAGCAAAATTAAAAGAATACCTGTGCAATGAAGAAAATAAAGGCTTATTAGAACCGGTCATCGATGAATTTATTTTTTTGGAAGAAAAATTGACTTATTTAAAAACATTACCCTTCATACAGGTTAATAAAAATAATCCGGGAAAGCAGCGGGCAACTCCGGCAGCGAAACAATACAAAGAGTTGTTGCAGCAGTACACGAATATACTAAAGGTTCTGCAAAGGTACGACAAAAACAATGAGAATCAGGAAGAATCTCCTTTAAGAAAGTGGGTGAATCAGCATGTTAAATGAAATGTTGAGTAAAGAATGTCTCCTGAATTTTAAACCGAAGATGAGATATTATGTTTTTGGCATACGCTCGCCGTCATTGATCCAATGTGTATGCTCAACTTGTCCTGAATGCAAGGTGTGTAAATATGCTAATCCGGGAGCGTAAAATCTGGACTCCGGACAATTCTTTTTTGCTGGAATACCAGGCAAGGGTTGAGACTGGGGAAATCATCATAGGCCAGGAGCTTTGGCTAGAATTAGAGAACCTGAAAGAAGATTTTCTAAATGATGCGTACTATTATGATACCAAAGACGCTTTGTTGCGTATGGACTTCATGGAAAACTGCATCAAGCTGACAAAATCACCATTCTACGGAATGCCAATGGTTTTAATGCTGTGGCAGAAAGCATTAATTGAAGCAATTTATAGCTTCAAAATGTCGGAGACTACATTTACGCGCTTTAAAAAGGTGTTGCTGTTGATTGCTCGAAAAAATACAAAGTCTGAGACATGTTCAGCTTTGGGACTGTCGGAGTTTATAACAGGTAATGAAGGTGCGGATTTGGTTTGTTCGTCCAACGATGATAACCAGGCCAGCATCACCTATGACGCCATGGATACCATGCGCATATTGATCGACCCGGACAGTTTGGATACAAAACGGAATCAGCGCTTTATCTTGAATAAAACAACAAACACAAAAATATTTAAACTCTCTGACAGGACAAGAAACAAAGAAGGACGTAACATTGACTTTGCCATCATAGACGAAACACACGAAATGAAAGACAATGTAATTGCAAAATCTATTGAGCAGTCACAGTCATTGAAAGACGAACCGCTATTTATTAATATTACGACAGAGGGGTTTGTCAAGGATGGGTACCTGGATGGCGAGTTGAAAAAGGCGCGAAAAATTATATCAGGAGAAGCTGAGGACAAAGCAAGCACGAGATTTTTACCCTGGTTGTACACGCAGGATAGTGAACAGGAAGTATGGAACGGGGACAGATGCAATAAATTGTGGATGAAGTCGAATCCTACGCTTGGTATAGTAAAAAAGTGGGATTATTTAGAAGAGCAGGTTGACACGGCGCGGGAATCGAAAGGCGACCGTGTTTTTACTCTGTCCAAAGATTTTAATATCAAGCAGGACAGTGCGCAGGCGTGGCTAATGACGGAGGATTATGAGTATGTGAGTAAATACGATTTAAAAGATTTCAAGAACAGCATATGTCTGGGTGCGGTTGACCTGTCTGAAACAACGGACATGACCAATGCAAAAATATTACTTATGAAACCGAATGATAAAAAGAAATACATCCACACTCACTACTGGATACCGGAATCAAAATTGACAAGTTCAGATGATAAAGAGGCCGGTGCAAAATATGAAGAATGGGCGAAAGAAGAACTGCTGACCATCTGTGAAGGAAACGACATTGATTTATCACTTGTAGCGGACTGGTTTTACTCTCTGTATGATGAGCACAGCATAAGGCTGTACAAATGCGGTTATGACCAGCGGTTTGCGAAAGAATTTTTGTCCCGGATGGGCTTTTACGGTTGGACCCGTGAAAATGACGATATGATTATGATTCTTCAAAATGCGCAGACATTAAGTAATGCCATGAAGCTTGTAGAGGCAGACTTAAAGCACAGGCTGATTAATTATAATGAAAATGATATTGATAAATGGTGCCTTGGCAATGCAAGCATAAAAGTAGATACATACGGGCAGTGCCTTTGTGTAAAAGAATACAGCGCAAAACGTATTGATGGAGCGGTAACACTTATTATTTTGTACGAAATGTTCCGGCAATACCGGAGCGACTTTAAAACCATGATCGGAGGTGATTGATATGGGATTCATGGATAACCTTGTTAAGTTTTGGGGTAAGAAAAAGAAAAGCACGGGACTGGCGGAATCCCTGGTAGGTCATACGCCGATATTTTCCCAATTCGGGACGGACATATATGCTTCTGACGTGGTGCAGCAGGCTATTTCATGTATTGTACAGGAAATCAAAAAGTTGAATCCGACCCATATAAGAGAAATTGACATGGATGTGGCGCCGGTAAATGACTCACGTCAGAGAGTGCTGCAAAGTCCCACACCATTTATGACAACATCGGATTTTCTTGAAAAGATAACATGGCTGCTGTTTTTTAATTACAATGTTTTTATATATCCGACGTATTACACATGGGAAGACCAAGAGACGGGGAAAGAAAAGATTATTTACACTGGATTGTATCCGTTGCAACCAACACAAGTTGATTTTTTACAGGATGTCAGCGGGGAGTTATATACAAAGTTATGGTTTGCCAATGCCTACAATGTGACATTGCCTTATAACCGATTGATACATATAAGAAAAAACTATAGTGTGAATGATTACATGGGCGGTAACCAATTCGGGCAGCCGGACAATGACACGTTACTAAGCACCTTGCAAATTAATGATGATCTTTTAAAAGGCATTGCAAAAGCCATGAGAGCCAGCTATCAAGTTAATGGTGTCGTAAAGTACAATACCATGCTGGACAAAGATGGCAGCATGGAAGAGGCGATTAAGGATTTTGATAAAAAGCTACAAAACTCTGAATCCGGATTTCTCCCTGCGGATTTAAGGGCTGAAATTACATCATTTAATCGAAAAATTCAGATGGTGGATGCAGATACATTAAAATTTATAGACGAAAAAATCCTAAGAACATTCGGAGTGCCGCTTTGCATTTTAACAGGTGACTACACAAAAGCGCAATATGAAGCATTTTACCAAAAAACACTCGAGCCGCTAATAATTGCTTATTCGCAAGCATTTACGAAAACATTGTTCACGGACAAAGAAAGGTCCTATGGGAATAAAATCATGTTTTATCCCAAAGACCTTATTTTTATGTCCACGAAAGAAACGTTGGAGATGGTCAGGCTGTTGGGTGATTCAGGAACGCTTTACGAAAATGAAAAGCGGGTTTCTTTTGGTTTGCGCCCATTGCCGGAATTAGTTGGCAAACGGATGCAGTCCCTGAACTATGTAGATGTTGACCTTGCACCGCAATACCAGATACAGAGAAAAAATAATCAAGGAGGGAAAACAGGAAATGAAGAAGAATGAGTATACGCAGAGGTCTTATGATTTTGAAATGAGGGCATCGCCGGACAAAGCGGGAGTGATTGAGGGCCGCCCGATTGTATTTGAATCAAAAACGGATCTTGGGTATTTTGATGAAATTATTCACCAGGGCGCACTGGACAAAACAAATTTAAAAGATGTGCGCTTCTTAGTAAACCATAACATTGGCATGGTTCCTTTAGCGCGGAGCCGTAATAACAACGAAAATTCAACCATGCGGCTGATGCCCGACAAAGACGGTTTAGGGATCCGCTTAAATCTGGACATCGAAAACAATTCAGATGCCAAAAACCTCCATAGCGCAATACAGAGAGGGGACATTACGGGCATGTCATTTATGTTCTCAATTAATGGCGAAGAGTGGGAGGACTTAGAATCAGACCACCCAACGCGCCACATTAGAGATATAGGGGAAGTGCTTGAAGTATCAGCGGTCACTTTCCCGGCCTATGAAGCTACAGAAATCAACGCAAGAGCCAAAAGTGAACTGGACAGTTCAAGGGCGCTGGACAGCGCCCGCTCTAAGACACCGGACGGTGTGAATGCGGATGAACTGGAACTGCTGAAACTTAAAAACAGATTATATTAGGAGGCATAAACAGAATGAAATTTAGAACTTATTTACAGAATTTAATCAAAACAAAAAGAAGCCAGATTGAAGAATTACAGAAAAAGTCCGATGTTTCCGAGGACATTAACGAAGTCAGATCAATTGGAGATCAGCTGAAGGCGCTCAGGGATGAAATCACAGAGGCGGAAAAGCAGCTGGAAGAATTGGACGATGATGGAGAAGGCGAAGGAGAGGGGGAAGGTTCGGGGACCGGAGAAGGCGAAGGACGTTCTTTTAACCCTCTGGACACCTACGGAAACTTGACACCGGTAGCCAGCTTCCAGCAGGGAACGCAGCGCAATGCAGACCCGTTTGCATCAACGGAATACCGGCAGGCGTTTAAAACCTATGTACAGAGAGGCACGGCGATCCCGGATAAGCTGTTACAGCGTGCCGGCGGTGATACGGGGACAACGGTAGCGGCAGATATTGGAGCAATTGTTCCGACTACGATCATGAACGAGTTCATCAAGGATGTTTCCAAGGTCTATGGTCAGATATATTCCAAGGTACGAAAGCTCAATGTCAAAGGCGGCGTAAAGTTCCCGATTTCCAAATTAAAGGCGAATTTTAAATGGATTACGGAAACTACGGTATCTGGAAAGCAGAAAGCCGGAGATATTAATACATTTGTAGAATTTTCCTACAACATCGGGGAAGTCCGTGTTGCGCAGACTCTGCTGTCCGAAATCATTTCCTTGGATTTATTCGAGCAGGAAATCGTTAAGATCATGGTAGAGGCTTACGTTGAAGAAATGGACAAGGGCATTATTTCCGGTACCGGATCAGGTCAATTACTGGGCATTACAAAAGATTCACGTGTGACTAATGTAATTACGTTCACAGCCGAAGAGTTCGCGGACTGGACGGCATGGAGAAAGAAACTGTTTGCGGTCATCCCGCTATCAAAGAGGGGACAGGGAGAATTTTTATTCCCATCGTCCACTGTGGAATCAAATTTATTGACCATGAAAGACAAGAATGACCGTCCAATTTACAAAGAAGCGACCGATATCACAATAGGGAATGATGGTGGCAAGTTCTACGGACGCCCCGTTACCCTGGTCGAGCCGGATGTTGTAGCAGACTTTGATACGGCAACGCAGGGAACGGTCGTAGGCATCTATTGGGTGCCGAATGATTACGCAATCAACACCAACTTGCAGTTCGGCATGAAGCGTTATTTTGACGAAGACAGCAATGAATGGATTAATAAAGGTCTGACCATCGTGGACGGCAAGATTCTTGATCCATCTGGATGCTATCTCATCAAAAAGAAAAACACACCTACAGGCTGATGAATGGAGGCGGTCAGATGTCCGATGAGGAATTACTTGAAAAAGTAAAGTTAACCCTTGGCATTACAGGGGAGTTTCAAGACGCTACATTGGGGACTTACATTGAAGAGGTTAAACAGTATCTTGCGGATGCCGGGGTAAAAGAAGCGGTAATTGAATCAAAATACGCTGCGGGAGTAATTGCCCGCGGCGTTGCTGATCTATGGAACTACGGTTCGGGATCGGCAGCACTTAGCAACTACTTCAAAGAACGCACGATACAATTGTGCTATAAAGGTGATGAAGATGTATAGACCGAAGGATCCATTCACAACGCCTATGTATTTGCTGATACCGGAATATGTAACGGCGAAAGGCTCCACGAAAAAGACCTATCCGCAGGAAGGCCTTTTATTCATGGGGAGTTTTAAGACTTACGGCGGCACGGAAACAGATTCAAACGGTGCCTTCTCCGTAGAGGACACCGCCAACATAGAAACATGGTATCGCCCGGACATAACATCGGAATGCAGAATTTCGCTATGCAATAATACAACTGCGGTCTATGAAATAATCGGTGAACCGGAGAATATCGACCAAAGGAATCAATTTCTTAAATTCAAGGTTCGCCGGGTGAAAGGCGGTGCATAAATGGGAAGAAATACTTTGAAGCTTAGCACGGAAGGTTTTGAACGATACCTGGCAAAGTTAAAAGGATTGGGAGCAGATTTAAAGCCCATCGTTACGGAAGCCTTGGAGCAGGCAGGGGAAACCGTTCAATACGATACCGAGAACGCAATGGGGAGCTTGCCAAAGGGCGGAAAGTATGAAACGGGGAAAACCAGAAAATCCATTATCCGCAATCCTGAAGTAAAATGGACGGGAGCCATGGCGGAAATCGGCGTAGGATTTGATTTTGCACCATCATCGGCAGCAGGATACTTGATAACCGGAACGCCGAGAATGAAGCCGGCAAGAGAATTGAACCGCATGTATAAAGGTAAAATCTATATAAAAGGGATACAGCAGGATATGGCGGACATATTCGTTGACGAGCTGACAAAAAGGATGGTTGATTGAATTGGAAGATAAGCTAATAGAAATTTTGAGCGGATTCGGATATCCGGTAATGCTCCAAGGGTCGCTGTCGGAGAATGAAGATTATCCGCCTCACTTTTTTACGTTTTGGAATAATGATAGTGCAAGCGATAGTTTTTATGACAATAAAGACCATTCGCTTGTTTGCGAATACGATGTTAATTTTTATAGTAGCGATCCGGAATTGGTCTATACCAAATTACGGAAAGCAATTGAGGAACTTAAAAAACAAGGGTTTATCATTTCTGGTGACGGGTACAGCGTTGCCAGTGACGAACCCACGCATGACGGTAGAGGGGTGCATGTGCTCTACCGGAAGAATTAGGAGGTTATTATGGGAGATTTAGTAATCCAGGAATACAGAGGCATTGAAGGGCTGGTATATGCGGAACTTATCAAAGACACAAAAGATGAAATTGAATACGGAGAAGTAAAGCCGTTGTCGGGAGTATCCGAGTTAAATAAAGAGACATCAAGCGATAGCGCAACGCATTATTATGACAACGTTCCTGCAATTGTCATTGACTCTACGGGTGCGGATGAAGTAAAGATGAACACTTCTCTGATCCCGTTGCCAACGCTGGGAGAAATCACAGGCCAGTATTACGATAAAACTACGGGAATGATGGTAGAAGGTGAAAGGGAATCCAAATACTTTGCCATCGGCTATACAACGGAGACGACGGATGGCACAAAAATGCTGGTATGGAGAAACAAAGGACGGTTTAACATCCCGGCAAGCACCCATGCCACAAAAGACGATGGCACAGACGCAAACGGGCAGGAATTGACTTACACAGGCATTAACACTATCCACAAATTCGACAAAACGAAGAAAACGGCAAAAGCGGTTATAGTAGATGAATCCCTGAAGTTGGTGGATACCGCTACATTCTTCGACACGGTGCAAACGCCGGATACAGTAACAGCGAAAACAACACCGTAACACATTCGCAGGGGCAGTAACGCCCCTCACTTTTCTTATTTGGAGGACAATTATGGATTTAAAGTTGAATATTTACAACGAAGAGGGTAAGTATATCAGAACCGCTAAGGGGGAAATGGTAGCTATCCGCTTCGGCGTCATTCGGAAACTCATGGCATTACTAAACGTTGGAAATGAGAACGAAACAGACATTCTGACAACGGTTGCGAATGCTTGGGTTGAAATTACAAAATTGTTAAGCACGATTTTTCCGGATGTAAAAGAAGAGGAATGGGATAATGTCGATGTTTCCGAACTTATCCCCCTGATTCTTTCGATTGCAAAAGGAGCCGTCACTAAAATGACGCAACTGCCAGCGGACCCAAACACAAAGGGGGCGTAGACGATACGCCCCTGCCCGAACTATTGTTTGAATTAGAATACAACTTATGCAAGACGTTTCCAGCCTATACGCCCAGCGCGTTAGAGCGGGAGACGTTTTTTTATGTAATTGATTTATTTACGGATTTAACCCTTATGCGGCGTCGGGAAGAAAAAAGCGCAAAGCCGCAAGGGGAAAGGACAATACGCAGGCCTGCAGGCGATAACTGGTTTTAGGAGGTGGATATATGCCGAAGGGTGAAGAATTTACCACAAAATTCAAGGTCGATATATCCGACCTTAGAAAGAATATTACAGAGGCCGGCAAGCAGATAAAACTTGCCAATGCCACATTTAAAGCTGCCACCTCCGGCATGGACAGCTGGGGGAAATCAGCCGATGGCATCAGCGCAAAATTAAAGCAATTAGATTCTGTTTTGCAGTCCCAAAAGACAAAGTTACAAAGCTATAAGGACGAATTAAAACGGACGGAGCAGGCAAAAGCGGAAAACTCTAAAAGATCAGAAGAATTACGCGCTGCGTATCAAAAAGCGGTTGAACAATATGGCAAAAACTCTGATGAAGCCAAAAAGTATAAAAACGCACTGAATGAAGTCGAAAA